ATTAATTAAATTTTCCATATAAAATCCTCCTTTTCTTAAATAATATGTAAAAGAAGATTTATATATTATTAAAAAATGTCCTTAAACAATTGGTTTTTATAGTATAATTCTGTTTTTAAATAAAAATAAAAAAATATCTTTAGTTTTATCAATAGGGGAATCTTTATAACCAAGTAAATCCCATTTATCCCACATAAAAGATATTAAAGTATCATTTTTATATTTTTTATAAATATTAACTAATTTCTTTTCCCACAATTTACTTTCATCTGTATTAAGTGTTTGAAACTGTTTATCAAATGCAATTATTATTTCTTCAACATTATCATTTAATAATAATTGCATTTGATTTGTTGAAAGATTTGAACCACAGACCGCAACACTTAAATTATTATCCCATCCAAAATATGAAGCATATTTTAAACAAGATTTTTCACTTTCAAAAATAATTGCTTTTTTCATATAATTAATATTATCTTTACTCCAGTTTAAACCATATAAATTTAATCCAAGAGGATGATTATATAATTTATGATTTATTTGTATGGGTCTATATTTACCATAAATTTCAGCTTCTTCTTTAATAAGTGTGCGACCGCGCAGTCCAATAAATCTTCCATTCTGGTCATAATGAGGAATTGTTATTTGGTCTTTACCAGGATAAAATCCAATATGAGCTTTATTAATAACTTCTTGAGAAATATTTTCTTTTAACCAAGGTTCAAGTTTTACTGAATAATTAAAAATATCTAAAATATTTAAATTATATTCTGGTAAAATTTGTAAATTGCGTTTTTCATTTATTTCTTTTAATTTATCATAATTTGCGAAAATTTTCCAATCGGGTAATGCATCTACATCGTCTCCGTCTATAGATTCACCAGCAATCCCAAATCTGCGGGCAATCCAACGGACCGCCGCGTTTAAATCATATTCTTCTTTCCATTGAATTTTCGCAATTTTACGAACTAATTCAAAAATATCAAAACTACCACTACATCCTGTATAACAAGTAAACATTGTACTATTAATATAATAGTACAGTTTTCTACTTCCTTCTCCTGGAGGGTTATGACAAATGGTGGCGGAAATTATTCCAAAATTTGTATATTCTGGATCTCCGCCCCATTCTTGCAACAAGACAAAAATGTCTTCTAATGTTAAAGCTTCTTTAATTTTTGTCTTGTTATAGTCAATCATTTTTATCCCTCAATTACTCTAATGCAGTATCCAAGAAGTCCGCATTCTTCATTGATATAATCACACAAATATTTCTGCGGATCAATCTTTTCATCAGCTTTATTTCTGTTATTTAAAATATCAAGAATAGCTTCTTTTGGTAGCTTATATTCAACAAAATCCTTCCCAAGGAATGGATCTTTTGGATAATAAAACTTTGCAGTTTGTTCATTAGCAAATTTAGTATTTTGCTTTTTAATAAAGTTCTTCTTTTGTCTCTTTTCAGTATTCTTTTTTACACTATTTTTAACAAAATTCTTTTTAATCTCCACCATGAAAGGCTCCTTCTTCAACCATTATTTTTGTATTATTAATTTCAATCATTTCATATTCATATGTTGTTGCAAACATTGGTTGAATTCTGCAACAACCTAAATCTGCTTTACACCACAAAATAACACTTTTATATCTACCTCGTCTATTTTTATAGACAGAAAGTTTTATATTTGGTTGTGCAAAAATATTAGAACTTAAAATAGGTTCTAATGATTTTATATCATCTGATGAAACTGGAAGTAAAATACTTCCAAAATCAATTTTATCAGCGATAGCTTTTGCACCTCTAAGAAGATTTTGGTCAGGAATTTTTGCTTCTTTCCATTCTCCATTTAGCTGTGTTGAAGAAAAAATAAAAATTCCATATTGGTTACATATATCTTTTAATTTCGTTGATAACATAAAAAGAATATTATCTTCACGAAGTTTTACTCCACCAGAACGACGAGTAATTTCTTCAAGAATTTTTAGACTTGTGTGAATATAATCATGACACGTTAATCTTATGTTTCCATAAGCGCTGACTAGCTCTTACTGCGATAATCGCAGGACACCTTTTCGAATTGTGTATCAATAACAATTCTACTCTCCTGTCCATAAGACTAAGGAGATAGTCGATACAGGTTCTTTTTAGACATTTTTCCAAGTTCTTTTTGTAATAATATCTGCTATAGTTGATTTTGAAATATGGTATTTTTCTGCTAATTTTGTATAAGATAATTTATTTTTTTCTTTATCTTCTCTTATTTTTTTTACAATTTCAGCATTTAATTTTGTATGTCTACCTTTTTCAAAAACTTCAGGCATTATTAATCCATATCTTTTTCCAGTCCATATATTTAAAAAAGAATTGTAATGCAATCTTTCTTTATATTTTTGATTATAAATCTCACTAGGACTTTTTTTATTTTGATATGCTTTTCTTAATTCAATAACTTCTTCTTCTGTTAATTTTGCTTGTCCCCAAATTTCTTTTTTTCTATGTTCTAATGTCTTAGGTTTTTTACAATTTTTTCCACCTGCTTCAACATTATAACCATATGGTACTTGAGTGTTATAATTTTGAATAAGAAAAATTTCCAATTTATTAAGAATTTCTACATCTTCAATATTTTTTACTAAAACTTTATATTCAAAATTTTCAAATCCATATTTTCTAAATGCTTTATGAATTAATGAATTATATTCATTATGATTTGGGTTCTAATAATTACTTTTATGAGCATTATATCGTTCTTGAGGATTAATGGTCTATCCAATATACATTTTACCATTAATTTTATTAATATAAGTATAAATAATCCCCATAATAAACTCCTTTCATATTTTTCTTCTTTTTTATATGAAAGAAGTCAGAAGTTATTTGACTATTTTCGTCCAAAAAGTTTCCCACGGGATTCCCTTGCATTATTGTTTAGGGTTCCCCGTTAGCCTATTATAAATAATAGACCCCGCTGATAAACGGAAAAGTGTTTCACTGTCCCAACACCCATATTAGGGTTGAACACATATTTAATATCTTTTTCACGAACATTCTTTTTTATTCTGTCTTCAACATCTTTTAATGAAAAATCTGGTAATTCTTCAATATAAATAGGACTTTCTTTTAAAATTTTAGCTGCTTCAAAAATACGGTCTTCTTCATCACCTTCATATTTACCATTAATAATATGTTCCTCATTTACATTAGCAAGAAATGCAAGCATCATAGTTTGAATTTCTTCAATTTCTTGCTCTGTTGTAATATAAAGAACTGGCTCTGAAACACCATTTTTAATCCAACCAAAAGTATCATCATAAATTTTATTGCAACCAATATAACAGGCATCCGCAATCATTGAGCGTGTTTTACCAACACCTGTGGGCGCTGACCGCAAATAAAATTTTTTTAATCTTGCTCCACGAGTAACAGTATTAATTAATGTTCCATATAAAGGGACTCCTACTTCTGGATGTTCTTTAAATTTATTAATTAATTCATCAATACCATTACCTGCGGAAACTGCATCTCCAAAAGCATCATCAACATATTGTAATCTAATATTACTAATTTTAGTATCAACTAAATTTGCAATATCATCAAGAGAAGCATTATCTAACCATTCTTCTTGTTTTTGTTTTAATTTTGTATCTAAAATATTGTCAGGGTCATAAATATCTGTTACATTAATTCCATAATTATCATAAGCTCTTAATAAAGAAAATTTTTTTAATCTACTATAATAATAATCAAAAGATAGTAAATTGCAATTATCAATAATTTTTAGAATCCATTCATTTCCTTTATTTTGCTTATAAATAGCTTCATATTTTGGGCGATCTGATAAAAAATCTGAAATATTCTCGATTGTAATTTTAGTTGCACCTAATTCATGAATCTTATAAATTGCTCCAAAAACTATTCTATGAAATTGATTTTCAAAATCTTGGTCTGTAATTATATATTTATCTGTTAAATCTAAAAGTTTCGGATTCATATAGATTGCGCCAATTACTTGTACTATAGCAGTATTATCAACATACTTAGAACTCATCCTTCTTCATTTTCCCCCTCATCCAAGAATGTAAATAATTGACGTTTTTTTATAGACCTTTGTGGTCTTGGTATTTTTATTACTACTTCTTCTGGATGATATTCTTCGTATTTAAAATCTTTATTTTTTTGTTGTGCCAACCATAAGTTATAATAATAATTAAAAGCATCTTTATAAACATAAGGAACAATTCCAATACCATTATTTGCCTTATCTTTATCACCATCTTTAATTTCATAAAAATATGTTAATGCTTTTAAAATACCAGAATATGTAAAATTATATGTGTTTACATAATCATTTATTTGTTTTCTGATTCGAGGACTAACATATGTATCCCCAAATAAATGCATTATATATTGTTCAAGTTTTCCTTTATCATCAAGGACTTCTTCAACATGCGTTTCAGCCTTTTCTGCACAAAGTTTATGCGCATATCGTCTTCCATTTACTTGAACAAAAGGCTCTTTATCTCTATCAAAGATTTGTTGACAATAATAACATTTAACCTTGTGAGCCACAATTAAAACCTCATTTTTTATTAAGACTTTTTATTATTATATCATTTTTTTCTTCTTTTGTCAATAATAAAAGCATTTTTTAAAGAGACTTCTTTAAAAAATGCTTTATATAAATTAATTAGTATTATTAGTCATTAATTCATCCTTTAAATCTTGAACAATTAAGAAAATCATTTCTGCCTGTTCGGGAGTTGCTTCAGAAATTTTCTTTTTCTTACCTAAATATTTTTCAATAATTGATGTAATCTTTGCAGCGTTCATTTGATTTTGAGTCATCAATTCTCCAGCAATCTCCTGGAATTCTGCCATAAGAGCATCATAATCATATTTCTGTACAACTGGGGCAGCTTCTCTTTCTTCAGTAACATACTGATTTCCATATTCAAGACCTTCTTTATCAATAGCATTATGAATAGCTTCTACAAGATTTTCATAAGTCATATCAATCTCTGGAACAATATATTTAAATCTACCTCCGCAAGAGATGGAATCATCTTTATAACGAAGAGTAAGTACGCTCATATCGTGTCCGGCTACCTGGTGTGCATATCCATAAATATCTGCCATACCTTCAATTGTTTTCTGAATAGATTTTGGACTTAAAGCAGGACGAATCTGAACTCTATCTGCACCAGTATTTTCATCTTTTACAATTTGTTCACTTGCGTGACCGATAAAAAATACTGCATATCCAAGTTGAGTCAATCCTCTAAAGACATCATTAAATTCATCCTTGAATTTCTTCCAGCTGTTGGTCCCCCAACCGCCTTCGCCCATAGATTCAATACCAAGCTGATTACATACATACTTCTGACAATAATCGGCTGCAATATCAATGGTATCAACTACAACGCAATTATAAGTTTCTTTAACTTTATCTTTCTTTAATTCTCTCATTACCTGCTTCATATCGCCCCAAGAGGTAATATCAATTGCCATAACTCCAGGTAATGCATTATATCCTTTTTCAAAAGCTAACAAAAGAGCTTTTGGCATCTAAACAGCAAGAGTTGTTTTACCAGTTTTTGGTGCACCATAAATATATGTAATATATCCACTTAAATCTTTACTTACTTTATGAGGTTTAATATTCAATAGATCAATAGCCATTTTTTCTCCTTGTCATTTAAAGATAGACGCCTTTGTCCTTTCTTTAAATTTTTTCATTTTATTTAATAGTTTTAATAGTCTACTATAATTAAAATTATAGTAGACTATTTTATATTTTTAATTAGAAATTATAATCTCCAACTTTTGCCATCGTATTATTTGCTGCGGCCGCAGGTTTAACATTGCTATTTCTAGAAGCGTTATATTCATCCTGTCTCTTCTTAATATTAGCAATAGTCATTTCTCTCTGTGCAGTCGCATCAATAAGTTCCTGTGCAGTGATTGTACTTTCATCATCAAAGAGATAAGGTTCTCCCTGAGCCCAAGTCACAATCCATTCCTTACGAGTATTCTGCACCTCTCTAACATATGTGTCGCCAAATGCAGACTCTTCTTCAATCTTACGAACTGTAACAGAAGAAACCTGACGACCTCTTACTTTTGTAAACACAGGTTCTTTGGTAGATGCACCAAGTCCCTCAAAGTAATCCATTGCATTTGGATTGGTTGCAAGGAATTCTACTGGAAGCAATGCATTCTTAAAATCAAATGCAAATCCTTTAATAACAACTCTCTCTGGAGTATTACGTTCAGGATTTTCTTCCTGACGAACTACATTTGTAATCAAAATATCTGTTTCAAATGTACTTCTATCATTTGGATTCTCTTCAAGGTCATTACTTGCGTGAATAAATCCACCTTCATTTCTTTTTGCACTAACAAGAGTTTCTTTATTATCTCTAGTGGTAAAAAATTCATTTAATCCAAGAGCAGAATCAACTCTAAATTTTGCTGCTTTATCAGCACCATTTTCTGTTACACTAGCATACTTTCCATCAACAATATCTTTAAGAACCTTAAAAGTATTATTTGCAGAACCACTTGAAGTAGTTTCAGTTACATATGAAAAATGTACTGGTACAACATTTGTTGCTGCTCCTTCTGGGTCAGTAAGAAGACTTACATTACCCATAATAAAAGTGGTTCCAGGCTTTTTACTATTTGGTCCAGTTACTCTAATTTGTAAATCGTTTTCATAAAGAAGACCAGATACATGTGTTTTATTTACCATTTTCTTCATAATTTTAATTCTCCTTAATCTTCAAATTTTACTTCTTTACCTTTATTTGTAATTGCATATACGACTGGGTCTTGTCCAATCTTCTCTACATAACCATCTGTTACAAGCTTTCTAATTGCTCCAGATACAACTCGTGAAGAAACAAAAAGTCCTTCTCCAATATCTTTTGCTTTTGCCATTGGAATATCAGTAGCATGCTCTTGAAGATATTTTAAAATTAATTTACCATTATCTGTAAATTCAGGCTTGTCAGTTTCTTTCTTACCTTTAAAAGCTTCCCAATAAGCCATAGCTTCTGCAATATCTGGATTATTCATATCAATAATAAGTGATTCAAATCCTTTTTCTACTAATGCAATAAATTTTTCTTTCTTTGTCATTTTTTTAAATTTCCTTTTTAATTCATTTTCTATATATATTATATCATTTTTTTATAAAAATGTCAATTTAAAGAGAAATCTTGAGAAGTTTGCTCATCTATAAAAATCAATTGATTTGCATATGGAAGAGTGCGAGCCCAATTAATAAAACTTTCTCTCCATTCTGTTAACTTATGAAATCTTCTTTGTCCTTTTGAACAAATTGCAAGAAGATTTTCATAATTCATTGTAACAGTACGAGTTTGAAGCCATCCTTCTGGAAGCAAACGAACTAATTCTTTCCAATAGCGAACATCTTTAGTTTCATTATAACATCTACGGAGATTTTCGCAATCAATTAAAAGGTTATCCCAAATATTATCAACAGTAGTATCTGGACATATAGGATTTCCTTCATAAGGTTTTAAATCACCTACATAATCATCCATTTCAAAACATTCTCTTGTAATAGGATATTCTGCAAGTTTATGCATTGTAGAAGTACTATTTGCAACAGTACCTACTTTATATGTATCAAATTCTTTCCCGTGTGTTTGATACAAAAAACACGCTGACTATTTCTTACTATCATATGATAGGAGACCTTTTTGGAATGTGTATCAATAACATCCCTACTCCTCTGCCCAGAAGGCAAAGAGGATAGTCGATACAGGTTATACGTTATAATAAATCTTTAATAGTGTAATTATCATTATTTAATATAATTAAACGGATATTATGATTTTTACAATAATCTTGTTTCATTTTATCATGTTTTTGAAGAATTTCAAATCCTTCGCCCCAAGAACTTTGTGCTTGTTCATAATGTTGTTGTCCATTATACTCTATTAAATGTGATAATTTTCCATTATTAAAAACAGCAAAATCAAATCTTAATGGTCTTATGTCCTTTAAATCTGGAAATATATATTGCGTAGCAAATTCAATATTATTATCAATTAATAATTGAGTAATAATTTGTTCATTCTTTGAATGAATACATCCACAAGAGTTTATTTTTCCATCTCTAATATGAGAACCTCTTGTAATAAAAATATTACCACAATATTTACATAAACATTTCCATAGAGCAATTTGTTGATTATCAGAGCCAGCTCTTTCTAAAACTTTGATTCCATTATTTTCAAATCCTATCATATCATTAACATTTTTAGACTCTAATTTTTTACATCCGCAACTTTGAGTATGACCAGATTTTAAATTACGGGTATCAACAATTACTTCATTTCCACATTTACATTTACATTGCCATTTTCCACCTTTTATATATTTAATAGGAGTTAAATAACCAAAAATTTGATTGGTTAAATCTTGTCTCGGTTTTGATTGACGCTCTTGTTTCATAATAATACCTCCATTATTTTCTATTATTTATGAAAAGCGTTTCAATAACTTTATAAGATTTTGACCCGTATTTTCCCACGAGATTTTACCCTCGTTAGCACATTTCTTTTAAATGTACCCCGTTGATGAGACGGAAAAGTCTTTCATTGGCAGAAAGTTTTACCAATAAAGTGGAGCTGTAATATCTACACTTACAAAAATTTGGCGAAGAAATTTACGATGCTCTGGACCAGAACGAATTAATAATTGCGCTAAATGCATATCTTTTGGCCCAATATATGCAACTTCTTTATAATCATAATTTTTAGACTCTTTTAAAGTACCATTTGTAATTAACCATTCACAATATTTATCTTGTAAATTAAGAAATTCTTTACTATCATCATATTTAGCCTAATCTATTCTATCCCAAGTAGCCCAAGCATAAGCAACATCAAGAATACCTTCATCATAATCATCAATGATATTAAAATAACTATCACTTAAATTCCAACTATTTTTTGGATTTCGCATGCCTCTTAAAGCACATTCAAAATTATATACTTTTGTATTTTCAAATTTCATGCTACCACAATTTCCCTTATTTGTTCAAGATTATAAATTCCAACCCATTTACTACCTTTAATAATAACAAAAAGATTGTTATTTACCATATAATCTGTATATTCTTCAGCGCCCCATTCTCTATAACTGCCATTAATCATTGTAATATAAATCATAATTATCTCCCATTATAATTTAATATTATGTTCTTCCATATTTGAAAGAGTAGTATTATTATTAATAATTTCATTTGCTCCAATAGTAATAGAAGAAGAACCGTTTGTTGTTGTTGACCAATTATAATAAGGAGTAGTAGTCCATGGAGTAGTTACAGTCCAAGTTTTGTCACTTTTAGCTCCATTTGCATATCCTTCCCAATAAGCTTCATTAATAATCTCTTGAAGTTCATTTTTAGAAATTGCAATTTTACCATTTTTATCAGTTGTAAATACTTTAATTTTCATTTTATACTATACCCAAATTCCTTTGCTTTAAAATATTCTTGCCAATAGTCTTCTCGTTCATTTAACTTTGAACGTTCACATTCTTCAATCATTTCAAAAGAAAAATTTTCAACACCATCATGTAGCATAGCAGGATATAATTTATTTTGTGTTGGTGTTTCTGCACCTAAACCTCGTTTAATATGTTGACGCCATCTATCAGCAATATTTACAGCCTATCCAACATAGCACATTCCATTATTTAAATTAGTAATTTTATAAATTCCTGTATAAATTTTAGAACCTAAAACTCTGCCAATTAAATCATTATAAGGTTTTTCATAATAATATTTATATATTACTTTATTTAAAGGTTCTGCATTACGAAGATATGGAATAATTTCTCGTAATTTTGAAATTTCTTTTAAATCTTCTTCTGAAATAATAAGTCGATAATAATCTATTTTATTTTCTTCTTCAAATTTACGTTTATCTGCGGCAACAGCTGCAGCTACTTTAGATTCTAAATCTGTTAGTTTTTTATTAGCTTTTTCCGCAGATGAAGTATAAGTAGAAATTTTATTTTCATAATATTTAACTAAATCAGCTAATGTTAATAAATATTCTTTTATAGCATCATTTTTAGATTGCTCAATAGATTTTTTATAATTTTGATATTCAATAGTAGCTTCTTTTTCTTTTAATTTAATTTCACTTTCTACTTTATCAAAATGTGCTTTTTTATAATTTTCGGCAGCATTTTTAGCCTAAATATCTAAATTAGAAAGTTTTGATATAGAATAAGCAATTTCAGATTCTAATTCATTTTTCTATTCTAATTTTAAATTATATTGCTATGTTAATAATTTATATGTATTATTTTTATGCTCTATATCTTTTTTAAGTTGCTCATTTTGAGCCAAAAGATTCTAATCTAATTCTATTCGCGTTTTTACTTTTGGATAAAAATAAAGAAAAAAGATACAAGATATTAATACACATCCTAAAATAAAAAAGAATATATTCATAATATTAAAAAATATGGGGTAAGTTTTATAAAACTTACCCCATTAATAGAATTTTATTATTACTCAGCATCCTCAGCATCTGGGTCAAATGCCATTCCTGCTGGTGTAAGACTAAGGAACTTAACTGCCTTATGAGTTCCATTTTCAAGTTCAATTTCTGCAGGAGTACGGACTCCAAATCCCTTCTTCTGAAAAGCGGTAAAAATACCATCAACACTTCTCTTCTCAAGATTGAGAGCACTTGCAACATCCTATGCGGTAACATCAGCACCATTAATCTGCTTCAAATAATCAAATACCTTGCGGCTATTTTCTGTCATCTTTGCCATAATAAATTTTCTCCTTTAAATTATAAATTATTTTTATTTAGTTTTAATTTCATAAAAATTATATCAAAAAATTTTCTTTTTATCAATTACTTGCCTCTAATTTTTCAAGTATCTTAATGACTTTATCGTCTATTGCAATCATATCTTCCATTGAATAAATCATATTTGAATAGACTAATATATCACCTTGAGCTTTTGCTCTTTTATTATCATCATCACTATGCCGCAAAATATATTCAGCTTGAGCAATTTTTTTAGCAAGTTCTTTGATTTCTTTTGTTTTCATAGAAAGTTTTTATTCCTTAATCTTTACATTTTTAATATATCATTTTTATTTTTTATCGTCAAGAAATTTTTTAAAAAATTCTTCTTCTGTTAGTATTGGAATGTTTAGCTTATTTGCTGCTTTATGTTTAGATGAAGTTGATGTTTTATCATTACAAATTAAATAATTTGTTTTACTACTAATACTATCAGTTACTTTTCCGCCAATAGAGTTTATAGCTGCTGTTAAAGTAGCACGATTTTTATATATATTTAATTTTCCTGTAATAACTACATTTAAATCATTTTTTTTATCAATTACTATTTTTTCTATTGGTTGAATATTTAATAATAAATAAATTTGATCAGCTTCTTCATAATCAAAATTTTTTAAAGCATCATCCATTTCTGGACCAAAACCATCTAAATTAAAAAAATGATAAGTATTATCTTTAACAGCATTTCTAAAATCATTATATGTATCAAAATATTTTATTAATTCTTTTGAAATAGTTCTTCCGATTAGAGGAATTCCTAAAGATGCAATAAAAGCATCTAAAGTAGTATTTTTACTATTTTCAATAGATTTTAAAATTTTATCTACTGAAGCGGGACCAAATCCAGGTTTTGAAATCCATTCATTGCGATAATCTTTTAATTTAAAAATATCAATTAAAGATTCAATCCAACCCCAATCTAATAATTTTTCAAAAGTTGCTAAAGATAATCCTTTAATATCTAATCCTTTTTTACCTGCAAAATGTTCTAATCGATTTAAAATTTTACCACTACAATATGGATTTTCACATTCTAATGTAATTACACCATTATTATCTTTATAATTTACTTCTCCATGACATATTGGACAATATTCTGGAACATCATTCGCAGAAACACCACAATGAGAAATAACATATCCATAGTCGTAATGAGGACCAGCTGATGCAATTTGAGGTATAATCATATTAGCTTTATAAACTTTTAATGGTTCACCTACATATGCACAATCGCCAAGAATTTCTCTCATAATAGAAACATTATGCAGACTAGCTCGTTCAACAATAGAACCATCCATATCTATTGGGTCAAATACTGCAACAGGAGTTAATACTCCGGTTCGTCCCATTGTCCAACTAATATGTTTTAATTTTGTTTCATAAATATCATCATAAAACTTATAAGCAATAGCATTTTTAAAATGATGGGATGTATATCCTAATTTTTCTCTTAAAGATAAATCTCTAAATTTAAATACAATTCCATCTATTGGATAAGATAATTCTTGACATTCTTTTTTTATCTTTTCAACGAGATTTTCAATTTCATCATCAAAATCAAATGGACATATAGTAAAACCTAATGTTTTTGCTTTAGCTAATTGAACAATAATTTCATTAGATATATCATTAAAAGGTTTAATTACGTCCCAAACAATAAATTTTAGCTTTCTTTTTTCACATTCTTTAGAATCAAGTAAACGAATACTACCAGAAGCGAAATTACGAGGATTTTTATATTGAGTGGAAAAAGTTTCAAAATCAGAATAGGAACAAATAATTTCTCCATCAATAATTACTTGTTCTTTATAATTAATATATTTTGGAATAGAAGGAATAACATTGGCATTATGAAGAATATCTTCTCCAATAGTACCATTACCTCTAGTTTCTGCGCGAACTAATTTTCCTTTTTCATAAGTTAAAGAACAAGTTAAACCATCCATTTTTGCCATAGCAACAAAAGATTTTTTACCTAAAAAACTTTTAATTGCAGATAAATCTTTTGTTTTATCTAATGATAGCATAAGATGATTATGTTCTACTTTTTTTAAAGATGTTACAGTATTATAATATACTTGTTGAGTAGGAGAATCTTTAAAAATAATACCTGTTTCCTGTTCTAATTTTTGTAATTCAAAATATTTAATATCCCACTCTTCATCTGTAAGAATAGTATGTCCACTATTATACAATTCTGTAGTTGCATTTAATAAATCAATTAAATGTCTAATTTCATCTGATTTTGTCATAAATTCCTCATATCATTTCTTAAATTATATATATATTTTTTTTAACAAAAAATCAAATAAAAGGAGGTATTTTTACCTCCTTTTATTATACTTTAGTAACAGAATTAATATTTCCTTTTACCATGATATTTCCAAGAGAAGGTCTGCTTAATAATGGAATATCTTTTGCGGAAATGCATATAGAATTTAGTGGACCAATAAGAAGAATCATATCACTATCTTCCACAAGCGTTCCGCAAACAATTTTTCCTGAGCTAGAAGTAGGCTTATAAATCATTAATCCCTTACCCGCCCGCTTCTGTAAAGGAAGTTCATCTAATTTAATTTTTTTACCAAGACCACCTTCTGCAAAAATTGCAAGTTGGTCTGTTTCATGACGTATTGGTAATGCTGCAACTACATAATCATTTTCTTTAAGAGTAATACCTTTAATTCCCATTGCAGTTCTTGAAGAAGCTGAAATTTCATTCAGACTAATTTTAATTCCCATTCCTTCATGTGTAATAAGAATTAAATTTTCATCAGAACAAAGACCAACAGAAGCCAAACTATCTCCTTCTTTTAAGCCTATTGCCGCAATTCCAGTTTTCTTTTTTGTTTTAGTATACTCTTCTAATGGAGTCTTTTTTATAATTCCATTTTTAGTTATAAATAAAATATATTTTGCATTAGTATCTCGATAGATAGAATAGATTAATGTAGCTTCTTCATCATTATCCATTGCAATAAGTGATTTAATACTTTGACCTTTAGCTGTATTTGTTCCTACTGGAATATCATTTACTAAAATACGATACATTTTACCCTTATTAGTAAAAACCATTAAAGAGTCAATCGTATTAGTTTTAATTACTGCTGAAGTAATATCACCTAAAGTTTTTACACCTTTTCCATTTCTTCGTTGTGTTTTAAAACTTGTTGAAGGAATTCTTTTAATCAATCCATCTTCACTCATTACAACAACACACTTTTCAGGCTCAACAAACTCAATTTCTTTTTCTTCTTTATCAATAGAAACTTGTGTAATTTTTGTCCGTCTTTCATCTCCATATTTCTTTTTAATTTCATTAAAAAGTTCTATTAAAGCTGGAATAGGATTTTTAATAATTGCAGATAATTTTTCCATTTCCGCAATTTTTTCTTCATATTCCTTTTGGATTTCAATTTTTTCAAGATGAGCAAGTTTACTAAGTTTCATATCCAAAATAGCTTTTGCTTGCGGTTCAGTAAAAGCATATTTTGCAATTAAATTTTCTTTTGCTTTTGCAGCATTTTCAGATTTTTTAATTAATTGAATAATATTATCAATATCTTCAAGAGCTTTTAATAGACCTTGTAAAATATGTGCTCTAGCTTCAGCCTTTGCATATTCAAATTTAGATTTTCTAATGATAACATCTCTTTGATGTTCAATATAATTTTCAATTAATTGTTTAAGATTTAAAAGTTTTGGTTTTTTATCTACAAGAGCAACCTGATTAAAACTATATGTATCTTCTAATTTTGTTTTAGCATAAATTTTACGAATAATCGGTTCTGCAGAAACTCCTTTAGCAAGTTCAATTATAAAACGAACTCCTTTTGAATTACTTTCATCTCTAATAGTTGTAACACCATTTAATTCTCCAGATTCACAAAGTTTATCTAATTCAATAGTCAAACTATCTTTAGAAACTTTATAAGGAATGCTATCAAAAACAATAGTATCACCTGTTTTATCAGACTCAATATGATATTCGCCACGAATTCTTGCTCTTCCTTTACCTGTGAGATAAGCTGCAGCTAACTCATCCTTATTTATAAGTAATCCACCAGTAGGAAAGTCAGGTCCTATGATAAAATTAAGTAATTCTTTAATATCACATTCTGGATTAGAAAGAACATGAATTGCGGCATCCATAACTTCATTTAAATTATGCGGAGCAAAAGAACAAGCCATTCCAACAGCAATACCAGTAGTTCCATTTACTAAAAGATTTGGAATCTTTCCTGGGAGATAAACAGGTTCTTGTTCTTCATCAGTATAGGCATTTACCCAATCTATTGTATCTTTCTTAATGTCGGCTAACATCTCTTCACCAATCTTAGAAAGTTTACATTCTGTATATCTATATGCGGCTGGCTCATCGCCATCTCTAGAACCATTATTTCCATGGAAATCAATTAATGGATAACGCATATTCCAAGGTTGAGATAACCAAGCTAATGCTCCATAAATTGATGAATCTCCATGAGGATGAAATCTACCCATTGTGTCACCAACAGGCTGCGCGCATTTAACAAACTTTTTATTATTCATATATCCTTTATCAAACATATCATAAAGAATACGTCTTGCTACTGGTTTGAGTCCATCTTCTGCAGATGGTAAAGCTCTATCAGTAATAACACTTAAACTATAATCAAGAAAGCTTTGTTCAACTTCTGGTATAATTGGTGTTTGAATTATATTTTCCATTATAACAATCCTTCTTTTTGTAATATTTTAATTCTATTATTTAATAAATCATTAAAATCTTTATCTATATAAGTTTTTTCTTTTCCTCCAGCAAGAGAGTCTGCTAAATCATTCCATTTATGATTAGAATGACCTGGAACTCTCTCAATATTAATTCGATAACCTTCATCCCATATCCAATAAAAATCAGTTATAATTCCAATATTTTCTGGAGTTTTTTTCTTAGAATTTAACCAATCATTTTGTGCCCAAGTAAACATCCATTCTGTAAATGTTTTTCTTGAATATTCTGAATCAGTATAAATTGTAGAAATATTTTCTTTATCTTTAGTTCCATATAAAATAAAAGCAGTTAATATTGCTTTTAATTCCATTTCATTATTTGTTGTATGTTTAAAATTTCTTGATATAGTATATAATAAATTTTCATTATCATCAAGTATTACCAATCCATATCCACCAGGACCAGGATTTGGATTGGCACTTCCGTCAGTATATATAATCATGCGTCGATATTTACCCTCCAGTTTTTTTATATATAGTAAAAACTATATCCATTACTTGTTTTTCTAGTTTTCTTTAATACTTCTGTAATATGACAATTCTTTGGAAGCTATAAAATACGTTTACATTCTTCTATGTTAGTATATGGACCAGTTATTTTCTATGTTTTTAAATTAATTGCCATAAAAGGCTATTTTTTAACGCATTTTTTTAATCTGTCTTCAAGAATTTTTTTAGTATATTTTTCTTTATCTATAACAATAATTTTATTAGCTGATAAAGCTGTTCCTTTTATCATTTCACATATTCTCTAAACAGTAATATTATATTGTCGTGCAAACGCTGTTTTATTAATAAATTCACCAATAAATTCTCCTTTTATGTTAAAAGCTAAAAAGGGTTTAGATCCCCGAATTTTTGCCATTTCTTCACTATCTATCCTAGAATTTCCCTATCCGCCTTCTAATGTATTATATCCTTCTTGAATTGTATTATATTCTTTTATATATAACTATTCTTTCTCATCCATTTCCTAAAAAGTCCATTTATCAGATGAATCTAAAATTTCCCATTTAAAATTTTCAAAACCATACTTTCTAATTGCATTATGAAATTTATTATGATAATCCTATTCATATAATGCTCTATGTTTATGTTCTGAGGCTCTTTGGGATAGTGATTTTACAGTTTGACCAATATAACTTTTATTATTGATTAAATTTGTTGCTTTATAAATAATCATTTTTTTCTCCTTTTTATAATATTTTTCTTATTATATATAGAAAATATTATAAAAAGATTTTACATTTTCACCCAAAAGTTCGCATTAACTATCAATATTAGCTCGCCAAGCATTTTGACTAATAAAATCGCGTCGTGGACCAACAGCTTCGCCCATCAGACTCATAAAGGTCTTTGCGGTTTCAGTCACATCATCCATTGTAAGCTGCTTAAGTGTTCTTGTTGCTGGATTCATAACCGTTTCTGCCATCTCATGTGGATCCATCTCGCCTAATCCCTTATGACGATTTACTTCAAATGCTTTTTTCACAGTTTTACGATATGCTTCAAGTGCGGCATCGTCCTTGAGGTATATAATATCCTTGCCTACTGTTACCTTATAAAGTGGAGGTACTGCTGCATAGATATAACCCTTTGTGATTAAATCCGGCGCGAATTTCCAGACAAAGGTGAGGAATAGTACCCGGATATGACTCCCGTCAACATCGGCATCTGCGGTAATAATAATCTTACCATAACGAAGTTTGGACTCATTCACAATAATTTTTCCATCTTCTACTTCCAATCCAAAAGCATCAATCATAGCACTAATTTCTTGATTTTGCATAGCTTTATGAAGGTCAGCCTTAAGGACGTTAAGTATCTTCCCTCGGACGGGGAGCACTGCCTGAGTAATTCGATTGCGGGCTTCCTTGGTACTGCCGGCCGCAGACTTTCCCTCAACAATAAATACTTCGCATTCTGATCTATTTTTTGAACTAGCATCTGCAAGAGTACCAGGAAGAACTGTTCTCTTCTTTGTATCTTGCTTACGAACCGTTTCCTTCGCCTTTTTAGCTTTCTCACGAGCGGCGCGCGCAAGCAATGCTTTATCAATTATAGCTTTTGCATCTTTTGGATGGCTATCGAGCCATATTTTTAATTCCTTAGAAACTAATCTCTGAACGATTGTTCTTGCTTCACTACTGGAAAGAACTTCCTTTGTTTGACCAGAAAATACTGGGTCTGGCATAATGAAACTTAAAACAAGAGTTAATCCTTCTTTTAATTCATCTCCAGTAATATTAGAATCTTTTTCTTTAAGAAGTTTATTATCTCTTGCATATTCATTAATCTGTTGCGTTAAAGCTGTTCTAAAACCAGTTAAATGAGTACCACCAGTATTCGGAATAGAATTTGTATAAAGTTTATAAATATCACTATAAGTTGTATTATAACTCATAGCAATTTTAACCCCAATTCTATCTTCTGAACTTTCAGCTGAAAAAACTGAAGTAATTACTTCTTTATTTTGATTTAGTTCATCTATATAATCCAATATACCTCTATTGGAAGTTATATCTTCTAAATTTTTATCTTTATATTTTAAATGAAAAACTAGTCCAGGTGATAGATAAGCTAATTCTTTTAATGTGTTTTTTAAATCTTTATAATCTAATGTAATTCCCTCTTTAAAAATTTCACTATCTGGCATAAATTGAATTCTTGTACCATGTTGATATTGATTTTCTTTTGGCCAATCCCGCACAAGAATATCACCAGTTTTTTTACCCTTTTGGAAGCATAAAAGAGCATTTTTACCATCTCTCACAGAACTTACATTAAAAAATGAAGAAAGAGCATTAGTAGCTTTTGCTCCAACACCATTCATACCGCCAGATGTATTATAACCAGTTTTTCCACTACTATCAAATTTTGCACCAGTATGTAATTTTGTAAAAATATTTTCTAATGTTTCTGAACCATCAGCAGCTTTTCCAAAAGGAATTCCACGTCCATCATCAATAATATCTAAATCATCATCTTCACCAACATAAATTGTACAATTAGTACAATATCCATTTAGATATTCATCAACTGCATTTGATATAATTTCAAGAGTAATTTGTTTTACTCCTTCTGGTCCAGTTGAACCAATATACATTCCGGGTCTAAGACGGATTGCTTCTATGCCTTCAAGAGTTTTTATATCTTTTACGCCATAATTTAAATCCAAATTATTCATTATTTGTCCTCCGAAATTAGACAATTTAATATTATTCTATTTATTCATATATATATTATATAATATTTTTTCTGAAAAATCAACTAATAAAATTTTAAATAAAAAATTGGGAGAATACATATGTATTCTCCCAATAAAAATTAATCAAGTAAAACACCTTGTGCGTTAATACGATTTGAAGTTACCATCCAACCTTCTTTATCAAAAATATAATTTTTACCATTAATAGTTTTTATAACTCCTGCTGGATAAGTATATCCTTCTGTTAAATACCACCATCTATTATTACTTTCTTTAATCCAACCTTCAAGATATTTTCCACTAACCCAACCTTTTTTATCAGTTACATAAAACCACCAAGTTCCATTAATATTTACCTTTTTAGAAACTTTTATAAATGAACCTTGTGGTAAAGATGTAATAATTGCCGCAGTAGTAGAATAAGAAGCTCTGCAATTTAAGCTTGCTGCTCCAACAATTTTAAGTCCTTTACCATCTGTGTCAACATTATATTCTGTTAAATTCTTAATTTCATTTTCTTCAATATCATATGGTGGACGACCATATCCATAAATAGTTACTCCGTTTATAGGATATGATTTTCTAGCTACACCACCACCATTAGCAACGACTGCAGAGCCCGCACTCGTATTGCCTTCAATAGTATAAATATATCCATTTTTTACTTTAATAACTAATGCTGTATGATGAACTCCAGAAAAAGTTCCATCTTTGGTAAAAAATACCTAATCTCCTGGAAGAGGAGATTTAGTACCTCTTAAAAAGAAAGCTTGTTTGGATTTATAAAGATTAATTGAATTTTTTGTATAATCATCAAAATCTCCACCAAGCAACTTTTTAGCATTACTTACGCCATATGCTTGATAAAAACACCAATCTACAAAACAATCACACCAATATGCAGGAAAATCCATCACTGAAGGATACAATTGATGCATTTCATATCCATATTTGGTATAATTATCAGAACCAGCATAATCTGTTTTACTATAGAGGCAATCTTTTCCATATTTTTTCCATGCTGAAGCAGATTTTTCTAAATATCCTTCTTCTGCTAAAGCAATAGAAATAACTTTTGATGCAAAATTAGCCATTAGCATCCTCCTCCATCTCATATTCTTTCATTGCAGTATCATAAACAATACCACCTTTAGTATTTTCTTTTGTTGCTTTAATAGAATAAATAGCAAAGCCTATTACTTCACTAACTACAGCACCAATTAAAGTAACTAAAGGTGAAAAATCAGGCATCATCATTGTTGTTGATACCAAAGCAATAGATTGAATGGTTACCCATCCAGTAAAAATTTCTATTGCTGTACAGTTTAAAAACAGAAAAAGAATTAATAATTTAGAAGTAGATATTTTTTTCTATTTAAAAAAATTCTTTTTTTCTTCAAATACTTTTTTCTATTTTTCGAAAAATATTTTATCTTCTTGCCATTCTTTTTCTTCTTGTAAAATACTTTCTTTCTCTTGTTCAGTCATTTTTATACCCTCTTTGTATATACTAAACTAATCCAACCGCCAGATTTTAAATGTCCCCAATTACTTAAAGTTTCAATAATAGTATGAATACTTCCTTTTTTAATAATTGCCTATACTGGAGAATTTACATCAGGCTATTTTCTAACATTTAATGCATCTGCTTCAACTTTAATATTAAACATTTCTAAGACAGGAGTTCCCATTATAGTAGGTGCTTCTGCTTTTGGAGTATATACAAAATATTTTCCACCACTATTAGAAACATAAGCATAACCAGAAGTAGATTTAGGCCAAATAATTTTTAACCATCCTGTAGTAGTAATGCTTAAAACTTCTACTCTACTATTTTTTGGTAAATTATCTATAACTTTATATGCTGCTCCTGCTCCAGTTCGAACATTCATATTTTCTAAAGAAATAGCTGTTCCTATTGCCTATCCCACATATTTATTATTTTCTTCTTGTTGAGTTGTTTTTATTTTTTCAACAATTTTTTGTCCATTAGATAGTACAATAGCAGTATGCCCCTCTGCTAAAAGAATATCTCCTCGTTTTAAATACTGACTTGATGTCAAATATTCAGAACTAGTTAAAATCTAAAAAGCAGCTGTTCTAGAAAGAATTTTTTCTTCTGTCGCTGTAGTCATAATTGCGGAAACAGGAATATTTGCGGCATTAATACAAACGGCTACTAAAGCAGATCCATCTGTATTACAATCATTAGAAATTTTATTTAAATCAAAATTAACTTTTTTAGCTTCTTCATATAAACTCTTTCTATCAAATTGATTATATCCAATATGATTATTTTCGCAAGCAGCTTCCATTGCACTGGCAATAGCTTCTGCATTAATATTAGAAATAGGTCTAAAAACTTTAATCCACGGTTTATTATACCAAGAACGAATACATAATTCTTTACCTGTCTAATCTCCAGCAACTCCTCCAGTAGAACGACCATTTTCATCTACTGAAGCATGTCCAATTAAAACACTACCTAAATTAGTTCCCTCTAATTCAATTTTAGTACTGTTTTTAATTTTTTGAGAAAATTGATTATAATATTCTAAACCGTAATTAGCTCTTTTCTTTTGCATTGTTTCACTCTAATCTGCGGGTCTTTCAAATTTTAATAAAACCGCATTTGAAGCATCCATTACATTAGTAGCTAATTTTAAAGTATTCCATACTGCTGAATAACTTTTTGATAATTGTTTACATAAAAATTCTAATTGCATTTCTAAATCGCCAATAGATTTTTTCTATTGTTTTGCATATTTATAAAGTTCTTCTTTTAAACTCCAATATGTCCATTGAACTAAGCCATATCCAGCTTTATCATGAATAAAATTTGTATATGTGCCATTATCGACAGCAGCAGTATATAATTCATCGGTAAAACCTAATTTTCTTTCATAGGTTTGTTGTAAATTATTAGATTTTAATGCAGATTCAGCTTTTATGTTACCCATTAAACCAGCTACACCATATTCATTTCCAATAACTGAAAATAAATAATTCCAAATTTTTTCTGCATCAGTACTACCAACCAATCCTTTTTTAGTTCCCGCAATTTTATCAATATCTAAATTAACTATAGTATCACTTAAATATTTGTTAGAAACCCATCCAGCACCATTTTGTAATTTACACCAATTACCTTCAATAGCATTAATAGTAATAATATCTCCAGTAATTAATTTACCTACTACTGGTGAAGCTACTGTTGGTTTTTCGCGGATATTTAAATCGGTTGTAACTTGTTTTTGACATACTTTAATAGTATTACTAATTTCTGAATATCCAAGATTTTTAGCCGTATCTTGAATAATATTATCTAATGTTTTTCCAAATTTATTAAACCAAGTAGAAATATTACTTTCATTATTTGCAAGACCTAAAGAGAAAGCTTTTGCATGGTCTAAAATTACTTTATCTCCTCTTGGATTTAAATTAAATGCTTTACATAGATAAGAAATTAATTCAATAAGTTCATTATAAACATAATTAAAATAATCTTGATGACTCATATCATCACTACAAATTTCAATTTGAATCCAACCATCATTGCAAGAACCTAAAGTTCCTTTTCCACAACGATTACCTTTATTATACCAAGGCATAACTTGAACGGAAAGAATATTATTATCTTTAGTATATCCAATTCTTGCATGAACTGTATTAGCTACTAATGGTCCAAGCCATTTAGTATTTTCTCCTAATAAATTTAATATTTCCTATTTATTTTTAGCATCATTTCGTGGCTAAATATATAAATTTAATTTAGAATTATTTAAATTTGTTGCATGAATAATGATACCTTTAATATCCATTTTTGTTGCGCTGGCTTTGCTTAAAAGGCAGCTAATGGGAGGATTCGTAACTGTATATTTCATATATTTTTACCTCCAAAAATAAAAAAGTCTTGTATTCAACAAGACTTTTACATTAATTCTGCTAATTGTGCAATTTTTGATCTATGAATATTTTTTAATTTTATTTGACCATAAATATCTGTTCCACGATAAACTTTAGAAACACGACGCATACCATTATTAGCGCCAGTAAAGTGAACATCATCAACTTGGGTATCCATATCACCATCAATAATACAAACACAATCAGAACCAATTCTTTGTAATCCTAATTTCATTAATGTTATATCAAGATTTTGTGCTTCAGAAATATAAACACCAGCTTTCATACCACTAGTATCATAACCTCTAATATCAGAAAAAGGTAATAATACTAATACTTCTTCTTCAAGTAATCTTTCAACTTCATATTTACTTCCAAGTTTACTAGCTAAAAGATTACCAATCTAAGAATATAATAATTTTTCATTTGGTGAACCTGGATAGAAACCAAGTTTTACCGCATTTTTAGTAGCAATTGTATTACAAAAAACTACAATTTTATTAATAATTCCTTTTTCTAATAAAGAGAATAAATAACTTAAAGAAAGCAGCGTTTTACCAGAACCTGCGGGACCATTGATTAAACTAATCTAATTATTAACTAAACTATCTACTGTTAGTAATTGATAAACATCCTCTTTAATAGGCTTAATTTCTCCAAACCATTTAGATTTAAAAGTTGAGTATTTTACTTTTCTATATGAATGACCTGTCCAACAATATTGGTCTATAATATTATTAAATTTATCTTTTAAAATAATATATTCATTAACAAGTAAATTATATTGATTATTATCATTATTCATATTTTGATAAAAATCTGCTAATTCTTCTTCAGACATTGCAATTTCTTTATAACCAATATAACTATCTTTATGCAAATCTTCTGCTTGTAAAATACAATCTTCACCAAAAAATAAATTTGCAATATTTGATAATGATAAATCATTTGTTATAAAATAAGTTTCATCTGGATGAACTGTTTTATCATAATCAATAGCGCAAGCGAGAATTTTAGTATCATTATTAATTTCAAGATCTGCGTCTATTAAAGGTTTTAACATCGACTTTTTAAAGATATAAATTTCATATTTATCTTTATTTCTTGTTAAAATTTTACTTAGCTGTTGTGCAGTTTGTTTGGTTTCAATATCTTTATTATCATTAGATTTAATATTTTCTAATTCTGATAAAACAATAGAAGAAATTACAATTTTTCCATTTGTTTCAAATAAAGTATCTGCATTCAAAATTAAACTGCTTGTGTCATAGAAATAGTATTTCATATTTAGTCATCAACCTCTTCCTGCATGTCATCTTCTTCTTCTGGAATATATTGAAAGCCGATAACATTGGCAGGTTCTTTCTCTTCTTCTTCTTTTAGTTTCATAATTTGTTTATTATATTCACTAATTTTAAGATTAAAACGACCTTTTTGCGTTTCAATTATTACTAATAATAAATTACACAGTTCTTCTAATATAGGATTTATGAAACTAATAAATAAAGCTCCAAGAATAAAAAATAATAAATACAAGAGTAATATCCTCCTTTTTAATTATTTTTATTTTCTTATTACTATAAAAGTTAAGAGCAGGTAATTATTTATTTTTGTCCTTTTGTCTATTTGCACGAATTTGCTTATAAAAAGTATCTTTTGCTACAAGATAATCATTTAAACTTTTTTGCTCTTCTAAAATTAAACCTTTAATTAATTTTAAATCACTATTAATTTTATAAATTTGTCTTTGAATAATTTGCTAAGAATCATGATTCTATTTGCAATTTTTAAAAGTAAAAGCAATACCCTTTAAAGCATTTAAAGCTGGAATTAATTCATGGTCACGAATATTTCTATAATATTCTATCATTGCTCTTTTTAAAGCAATTTCACAACCAGTTTTTTCATTCATCATATCTCGATCTTCTTCGCAGCATCGTGCAGTTCCAATATAAACATCTTTGCCATCAGAAAGTACACATATAGCCATGCCATCTTTTTCATCCCAGCTGAAATTAGGTTTAGGATTATTTTTCATAATTAAGTCCTTTCATTATATTTTTATATATTAATATTATAACATAAAAAATGATATTAGTCAATTTATAAAAAAGTTACAATTGAGACTATTTACTGAAAAAATTTCCTTATGCGATTTTTTGGCGGCAACGGCCGTTGACGCTGGCCAACTTTTCACCAAAATTAAACCATATATAAAAAAAGAGATGGTATTTTTATACCATCTCTTTCTTATTAATATTCATAGAAAATCTGCACTAGGGGTGAAGATTTATCAAGTACAAGAGTTTTATTATTACCATTTAAAGAATGCTTTGCCGCATCTAAAGAACGTACAAAGTTATAAAATTCTGCTTTATCATTATCATTATATGCTTCAGACAAAATCTTCATATATTCAGCTTCGCCTTCTGCTTTAATTGCTTCTGCATTTTTATTAGCTTCAGATTTCATAACTTTTACTTCTTTTTCAGTATTATTTTTAATTTTTTCTGCTTCAGAATTACCCTTTGCAGTATATGATGCAGCAATATTATTACGTTCAGAAATCATTCTTTCATATACTGCCTGTTTATTATCACTGGGCATATCAAGAGCCTTTGTTTCAATGGCAAGAATTTCAATACCATATTCATTAAGAGAGGTTCCAGTATTATCTTTAATATCTTTATCAAGTTTTCCATTTCGATTTTCAATAATGGACATCTGGTCCATATTAGAAATAACTGATTTCATAGAAGAAAATACTGAAGCTGAAATACGAGACTGCGCCTGTGGAATCTGTCCATTTAGATGACGCGTAAATTTAATCGGATCACTAATTCGCCACAAAACAAAGGCATCCGCAATCATTGTCTTTTTATCACGAGTAATTACATCTGAAATAGGAATGTCATAAATCTGAATGTTATTTGGAAGAGTTGTTGTACTCTGAATCACAGGTGCTTTAAAAGAAATACCAGGTTCTTTTTCTACTCTTATAATTTCACCAAACTGTTTAATCATTTTATATTCATTTGGATAAGTAACTACCAATGAATTTGAAAAAAGAATAAAACAAATAATCATAATTATTACAAGAAAACTTTTTTTCATATTAATTTATTCTCCTTTTGTAATATTAGTAGAAAAAGTTTCTAGCGGAAGAAGTTTCTGAGTTCCAGATTCATCAGTAATATAAATTTTCATTTCTGGCAGAATCTCTTCCATTGTTTCATAAAACATACGCTGTTTTGTGATTAGCGGATATTTAGAATACTCAGCATACATCTGTTCAAAACGTGCCACCTGACCTTCAGCTTCATTAATTCGAGCCTGTTTCTGTGCTTCTGCTTCATTAATAATTTTATCACAAGCAGCTTCTGCGCCAGGAATTTTTTCATTTCTATCTTTATTAGCATTATTAATAGCAGTTTCAGCACCCTGCTTTGCTGTTTCTACAGCTTTAAAAGCGCTCATAACATCATTTGTAGGCGGAAAAGCATCCTGCATAGTAATATTAACTACAGCCAGACCAATATCTTCCTGTATCATTCTATTACTAAGTTTTTCTTTAATTTCAGCCTGAATTGTAGCTTTACCAGTAGTGATAACATCATCTACATTATAAACACCAACAGTATCACGAATATATGATTGAGCAAGCATCTTTAAAGTATCCTCTGGATTGGCAGATGCATATAGATATTTAATAGGATCACTAATCATATATTCAAGATAAAAATCTGTATCAACAAAATTAAAATCTTTGGTAATCATAATTGCTTCATGGTCAATAGTTTCTTCACTACCTTCTTCATATCCAATAGGCATACCTAAAATCATTTTTGAAACAAAACGTGTTGACTGAATAAAAGGAATTTTAAAATGTAATCCTGCCTGAGAAACAGTTTCTGGTTTACCAAAAGTCGTCACTACAGCATATTTATCTTCTTTTACTGTATACCAGCTATTTAGAATACAAATACCAACAATAATAGAAAAAATAATTATAAAAATAAATTTTAAAAATTTGGGTTTAGAATTTTCATCTGTATTATCGTATGATGTTTTAACAATATCAACTACTTCACCAATAGCTTCAGCTCCTCCATTCGCAAGCAATGCAACAATAATAACAAATGCAATAATAAGTAAAACAGCAATCAAAATAATTTTCAACATATATAATTATTTTTCCTTTCTTTTACAAAATATCAATACATTCTTTATATTTTTTATACATTTCTTCAATAATATTATCCAAAAGAATTGGATAACAATTATGAGAGTCAACACCAACATGATACATATAAGGCATATCTAAATAAAAATTTGTTTGCTGATGAGTATGCCCATAAAGATTACAAGTACACTGTTTAAGAGTCTCTTTCTCAAGATTACCTGTCATAGTGGGATAATGAGAAAGATAAAAATGATAACCTTTATACTGAATCATATCAGCATATTTTACATTATCAACTACATTATAACAAGTTTCATACATTTCAACACGACTATTTGTATCATGATTGCCGCGAATAATATGAATTTTCCCTTTTAACTGCTGCATATGATATTTAATTGCGGCCAGAGCATCTTCTCCACCCCCACCAAGCCCGCAATCACCAAGAACATATACATCATCTTCGAGACTAACTACTTCATTCCATCTTTTAACAATGGCTTCATTCATCTCCTGGACGCTAGAGAATCCTCTTGGCCGCCAGATAAATTCACGGTCATGATTAAAATGCCAATCTGATGTCATCCAAATCATTCTTTTGATTCCTCCACATAAATAACATTCTTAGGATACTTTGTATCATTTTCCGGACGCTCGAACTGATAGTACATTCGTCTAATTACACCTCTTGGAACATAAGCACGACCTGTTCTTTGTTCATTACGTTCAAGAGTTTTATCAAGTGAAGGATGTATTACAATACAAGTAATATTTTTAACATTACTTAAATCAAGAGCATCAAGAAGTTTGTTTCTTGAACCTTCTGTGATATGAGTAGCATCACAATAAATATTTTCAGGCAGCTCTGGGTTATCTAAAGATTCCTGAATATATTTTACAAAAGTTTTAAAAACTTCATCTTCTTTTGCGAAATATTCATCAGAATCTTTAAGCATAGAAAATCTAATTGCATCTCTAGAAATAATATAATCCCTATCTTCAACAAAATTATTTTCAAGCCAACTGCTCTTTCCCGCACCAGGAATTCCCGTCATTAAGAAGAGATTTTTCTTGTTCGCATTCATCTTTATACACCCCCGCTTCAAAATCTTGTTTAAATTCATGTCCTTCAAATTCATTGCGACATTCAATTTGATTTATTGTAATTTTACAATGTGGACAATATAACTTTTTACGATGAAATCTCTCTTTCTTTTTTGCCACATTGCGAGGCAGCGTCATAGTGCGCTGCCCGCAATTTATACAATAAAAATCATGTAATTCAAATTTCCATCCTCTTTTCATATTTCTCCTTATCTATCTTCAATAACAAATATCTCACCTTTTTGTTTTATAATTTTATATTTTGAATTAAATTCATTTAAATCTTGATTTTCATTAAAAATAACCTGATATTGCTTTTTTCCGCTATCTATTTGATAATTATAAAAACCCATAATTAAAGCTGAAATAATACAAATAAGAGAAAATATAGCTATTTGCGCAGAATATTTTTCTAAAATAGGTAATGCAAAAAGAATTAAAAGACCCACAAGAAACAGGATAAACATTAACATTATATACCAACCAGGTGTTATCATAATAGCTTCACTATATAAAATTGTCATTTTGATTTACCCGCAATAAATTTTATTATCTTTAAAAATATGTTCTTCCCAAGTATCAAGATCTAAAAGAAGAAGTTCTCCTGTTACAATAGTACCTCTATCAATATTAACTTTATGATTATTACAATACCAATATGCTCCATCAATTCTATTAAAATTTCTTTTTTCATTTAACATGAAGTCTTTTAAATAAGGAATAGGAGTATGACCATGAACAATTATTGTATCAGGAAAATATTCATTCCATTTGTCATTAAAATGAGTGCGGTTCCAAATCAAATTATTATTATCTGGACTTATATTAAGAGATGGAGTAAAACCTGCATGAGTTAAAATAACTTTTTGTCCTTTGGTATTGATATATTCTGCTCCATAAGCTAACTCTTTAAGCTGTTCAATTTTTATTCTTTTTAGAGATGCTTTTTTCCAATCTTGAAAAGTCTTTTTTCCACCATTATAGCGAAGTAATTGAAAATCACGGTCTGATTGGAGATAATAATCAATCTCATCTGATTCTGCACCAATACTCATACGTTGAATTCTATAATATGAATCAACGGTATCAATCAACATTTTTTCATGATTTCCCATTAAATAAATAAAACGGTCATCATTAAGAACTGTTTCAATAATTTTCCAACCATCATCTCCACGATCGCCACAATCTCCTAAACAAATAACTCTATCTTCTGGTTGGATAAAATCTAATAGCTGCTGAAATACTTCCCAACATCCATGGACATCAGAAAAAGCATATACATGTTTCATAATTACAAACTTGCCCTCCTATAATCTGGAGTATTATCATATGTCGGTCTAGGATTTTCACTCCAAACACCAGAATCAATAATAAAATTATTCATGGTATTAAATAGTTCCCAATGTAAAAATTTAACACCACCAGTAAAAGTGTCAAAATAAAAATCTTTATTTTTAGAAGTTTTTCTATCAATAAAACGTAAAACAAATTTCATTTCAATTCCAGAGCCATCATAAAAATTTTTAAAGATGGCATTTATCTGTCTAGCATAATATCTGCCTTTCCAGAGAGGGTCATTTTTAATTGCAAGATTCATATTTTTTATAACTTTATTTACTTCTTTTTGAAGTTTCTTTCTTTTTTTATCTCGCATTAAGAACACCAACTTTCTTTTTTTATTATTTTTTAACTTTCTATATATATTATAATAAAAATTTTTATAAAAATCAATAGCGGTCTTTTTAAAGACCGCCTTGATTTTTTATATTTTAATTAATGATTATTTGCAGATAATAGTGCTGTAATAACAAGACCGCAAATAACTCCAAATGAAAAAACACCAATATAAGTAATAATAGTAAGAATCATATTATTTCTCCTTACTGATGGAATTCAAGAAGAAATTCATTAGATACTGCCTTAAAAGATTTAGAACCATCTGGATATCTAAATACAATTCCTTCACGAGGCTTTCCATCAATAACAGATTTTCCAGTAGCAGTAGTAAGCAGCTCATCAACAGTATCAGGAAGAATGAAATGGTCATCAAGAATAGGAACCCATTCAAGTTCATAAGAACGAACTATATCTGCGGCTTCCTTGGAACCAAGTCTGCCCTTATTAGATACTACAAGGTTAAAGACTCTAAAATCATGTCCATCCATAGAATAATCTCTCTTCTGGATACCAGCTCCATAAGTCTCACCCTGAATAGTTACCCATTCAGCATCAGTAAAGACATTATCTAGAAGCTGTCTAAGGACATATTCCATGTTATACTTTTCAGCCATTTCAGTATAAACATTAGTTTCATAAAAGCACTTCTTATCAGGCTTATCAAAAACTACATTTCGAGAGCATACAAAAAAGTCATACTTAGTTCTAAAAAACTTCTTGTACTTTCTCATAGTGAAGGTAGTGGAAGTACCATCAATCTTTTCGGTTGCAATCCAAGGATTCTTGTCGTTTAGAATCCAAGGCATATTCTGAACTCGCTCCTCATCAGTCTTAGAAACCCAGCTCGGCCATCCAGTCTTCTTATCTTTTGCACTACCAAAAAAGATAAAAAGAACCTTTTTACCCCAGTTTCTTTTCATAAGCCATCTAAAAGGCTGCTTAGAAAATAGCTTAGAATGACGCTGTGCCATTTTCTTATACTTATCTGCGGAACCAGACTTGCGGACATTATCTTCGGGTACTGCATAAGTTACACCAAGTTTTTCAGTAAGGAAACGAGATTCATCATCAATATGATAAAGATTATCATTAGTATCTTTAATAGAAATAGCTTCTCCATCTACAGTTCTAATAATAGACCATCCAAAATTCGCCGCGGACATAAGAAGACCCTGAGAAAGAGACTTACACATCTTCTGAGTCTTAATCTTATAATGCTTTTTGGCAAGGAATTCCATATTAGTAAATGGTTCTACTTCTGGAAGCTGAGAGTCAATTTCAAAATAAATTGCTGGATCTCCTACCTTAAACTCTCCTTTACCAACAACAATAGTCCATCCACCAACATGTGCCAGTTCTACTCTATCATAGCCAGGAATGGCAGTAATATCATCAATTTTTACAACATATGCAAGTTCACGAACATTATCCTTATTTAGCATATTTTATCACCTCATAAAATTACTTTTTTAACTTTTCTATAAATATTATAATAAAATTTTTATAAAAAATCAATAATATTATATACCTCCATAAAACAAAGGAGATTTTGACATATACCAAACCAAATCTTGCTTTTTGTCATAATTTTTCCAACGCTCAAAAATTTTATTTAATTCATCAGTTTTTTCAAAAAACTGTTCTACATGAGGTCTTTCAAATCTGTCTGCATGATAATGTCCAAAAAGCCATATATTCCAAGAGAAAGTAGATTTTATTTCATCCAACCACAATTCTGTAGTTTTATCTACAGAAGATTGATCTACCATAGACAAAAATAGATCACGAGGTTCCCAAGAGATAGGACAAGTATGAGTTAAAACAAAATCATATGATTTATTTTTACAAAGGTTTGCGGCAGCCGCTCTTTCTGCATCATTAAGCTGCTCTTCTTCGAACCATCCACACCAGCCATTTTCTTTCATTCGAGTTTGAATTCGCCAATATTTATCAACAGAATAAGCTCCGCCAATAACAAGAACCTTATATCCATTAATTTCATATTCTCCATAATCTTTAAAGTAATGAATATTTGGATATTCTGGCTCCCAGTATACTTCACCATTTACATTTTTATCATAAATTAACTGCATTCCAGGAATGTTCTGGGGTCTTTCTTCGTGATTACCGCGGACCGCATATAACTGAAAATCATATTTATTACAGAAACTTCTTTTCCAGTCTTTATCTCTTTCATCAAGAAGATAATTAAATCCAAGGTCTCCTAAAACAATTAAGGCAACATTAGAATCGTGTTGCCAAGTATAATATTTAAAACGATTATTATAATTTCTATGTACATCGCCAGTTACATACCATTTCATTCTGCAATTGACACCTCACTTTTTAAATATATCATCATTAATTTTTTCTGAATTGCAATTAAATTCAGATTTACTTCTGTATTACTTTTATTATATATTTCTGCATTGTCAATAACATATTTTCTAATTTCTTTAATATGTTTAATAGATTCTTCTGCCATTCTTTTAGCAATATCTTTATTATATTTACCCTGTTTAATAGCAATTAGTTCTGCAGTAACATCTTGCGGTGGCCGCATACAACTCATATAATTATTTCCTTCAATATATTTTTCAAGGAAATATTCAATTCGTTTTAAATGATGAAGCTGCTTAGGTGCATATCCAAATTTTTTAATGCTTTTTTCTGTTGCTTCAGAAATCTTAAATAGCATTTTAAATTTATTATAAGCAACACCATACATTGCCATTACAGCAGCATGCTGATTATATCGTGCAATCTTTTCTCTATTGGTAACTAAAACATTCCATAAAGAACTATATCGCGGATTTAAAATAAAATATGGTGTAAATAATACTTCTAAGAAATTAAGATTTTGTTTCCTAAAAGTAGTCATTACTAAACGAATATCTTTAACACTAATATGCTCATTATTATCACGAATCCAAGTAGTGGAAATAGGAGTTTTATTATAAATAATGTCATCTAAAGAAGGGAAAATAAAGAGCTTAGTATCTATATCAGAATTTTCCATATCCATATTATAATTCTGACTACCTTCAAGAAAAATACCAATAATCCTTTCTTCTGGAATTCTTTTTAATGCATCATTATAATGTTCTTGGACTCGTGCCATAATAGCTTCATATCGTGTCATAGAAACTCCTTTATATAAGGTAAATATTTCTTTAATAGTTTATCAGTTAAAGTATCTTCTTGCATAAAGTGATCTTTCATATCAGCTTTTTTTACAAGAATAGCAAGATTATTTTTACTAGTAAAAATACTTTCAATATAATCTGCATATGTATCAACTTCATCTTTAGTTAAAGTAATTACTGTATCTAAATAGACACTTCCAATTGCCGCTTCTAATTCTTCAGTAGGACATTCAGTATCTTCAAGCAAATCATGTGCAATTCCAACAACAAAAGCTGCAATAGTATCAACATTATTTCTGCTTTTAGCATCTTCATAAGCATAATTTGCTACTCTAATAGCATGTTTTAATTTATTTTTAGGATAATATTTTTCTGCAAGGCTCATTACCTGAGCTATTTCTTTCATGGTCATAATATTTTATTCTCCTATATTTTTTCTTCTTTGTTGAAGTTCAATAAGCCATTCTCGTAATTGCATATGTTCTTCTAAGCATGTTTTACAAATTCCAATTTTATGAATAGTTTGAGCATCTTGCTCTAATAATTTATCTATCTTTTCTGTTGGAAGATATTTTGTTTTATTATATAGAGTATCAAAATTATTATTTGATTGTCTTTGTAAATCTTGAATTTCATTATTTTTATCAGCAATAATTTCATCAAGATGTTTAATTGCCTACTCTAAAGTCATAATAATTATTACTCCTTTTTTAACTTTATATATATATTATAATAAAAATTTTTATAAAAATCAAAATTGGGTAATTTTATTTCATTTTTATATTTCTTTTTTTATAATTTATAGAATAATTAACAAAAGGAGGAATTATATTATGCCAGGATTAAGAGAAGCTTATATCTGTTCTAGTGAAGATCGTCGTCATTATAATAATATAAGAAGCAATAATGATTATTATTTTCATCGTTATTGCATGCCAAGTCCTCCAATTCATAAAAAAGAAAAACCTATATATATAATTGATAATACAGAATCTACAAGTGGTAATATTATATCATAGGAGCAAATAAAACAATTAATTAATGAAAATATTGCTCAATTAAAAGATGCCATTATACAAGAAATTAGTAATGCTCTTAATATTCAAATTACTAATGAAGATATTAATGCTGTCATTAATGAAATTTATGGCGGTTCCGCTTCAGAAGTATTTAAGGAGGAATAAAAAATGAAAAAAACTCTTGATGCTATTATTCGTTTGCGAAGAGATAATGATTATAATTATGAATTAATTAAAGATACTTTTATTCCTTCTAATGGAGAAGTTGTGTTAGTAGATACTGCAAAAGATGGTTTAAGAGCAAAAGTTGGAAATGGTGTTAATACATATGCTGAATTACAATTTACTGATGAAGATATTCGTAATGCAGTATTACAAGGCTATTATGCTAATAATATTTTTTATAAAGATTAGACTTTATCAACTCCATTCAATGCTATGATTAATAAAGTTTATATAGATAAACCTCATAGTAGAATTTATTATTATAATGGTGAACAATATATTCCATTAGATTCAACTTTTACTACTGCTTCAAGTGAAATAGCAGGTACAGTTAAATTATATAATACTGTTGGACAAAATATAGATGGGACTATGACTCAAAAAAGTATTACTGATGAATTATATTTAAGATATAAAACAAATATTGATACTGAAAATGAGTTATTAGTTTTTACTTTATAAAGGAGGATTAAAATATGGCTCAAACATATACACATACACCAGTACTTTCAAAAGTTAAACTTGGTAATACTACTTATTATTTGAAAGATGCTGATGTACGTTCAATTCTTGATACTTTTGGTAATGTTGTTACTTTTGATAAAGCTACTGCTGTAACTGCAGATGGAACTGGAGTTGTTGATGCAGCTTTAATGTATGATTATGTTGGTCGTCAAATTGGTTCAATTGGACAGGCTTTAAATCTTTTATCTGCAAGTGACCATACTACGGTTTCAAACCCACAAACAGGAGATTTTGTTGTTGAATCTGATAGTACTGAATGGTTATATGATGGAAGTGGATGGCGTGAAGTTGGTTCTGAACAAGCATATGTTGTAAAAACACAAACTATTGCTGGTGTTGATATGCAAGATAATATTACTGTAGCAGAGTTACAAGCTGCATTAGGATTAAAATCTCTTGCATATAAAGATAATGGTACAGTTTCTATTACTACAGTTGATTCTTTAAATGATATTAGCGCAGGAAAAGCAGGAACATATAATGTAACTTCTACTCCTGTTTCTGTACCTTTAACATATGATGCTTTAGATGTAACTCCAGCTGGTTCTGTTGAAATCGCTGCAGGAACTGCGGCGGCCGCAAGTTATGATAAAGCAACTAGTGTATCTATTGCAACTGCAGCTCCAACAGATGGACAAAGTGCAACATATACTCCGGCTGGAAGCGTTACTGTTACTGATATAACAGTTACTCCATCTACTGGTGCAGTAGCAACTGTAACAAATGCTGGATAGGCATATCAATTAAGTGCAGGTAGTGTAGTTCATGCAACAGATACTACTTCGGCTTTCGCAACAGAAGGAGTGGTTGCTACAGTAGGAACTGATAATACTGGAAGTGGTGGCACTGATGAATCTGAAACATTAATTTTAACAGTAGCAAGCAAAGATAATGCAGTTACTGCTGTGGGTACAATTACATATACAGATCCAACATTGTCTGGTTCTCTTCCAACTTTTGGAGAGCAAAATGTTGTTACTGGTATTACTTCTGCTTCAGCTGCAGCTTCTTTCTCTGGAACTGGTGTTATGATTAACGCAACTCCAAGTTTTACTGCAACAAATGCAACTATGACACAACCTACTTTTACAGGTAGTTTTTCAGGAACTTCAAAAACTGTTACACCAACTATTGCTACTACAACGCAAGCAGCTGGAACAGATGGAGCAGTTACAGTTGCTTCTGAGACTATTTCTCCAACATTTGTAAGTACTGAAAAAACATTCAATGTTAGTTTTGGTGTAAATTCATAATTTCTTGAAAAGATAGAAATTTATATAAAAAATAAATTATAAAACTCTTGAAAAGATAGAGGATATAATTTTTTTCTCGGGCATGAGGATAATTATATCCTCTGCCCGTTTTTTTATTTTAGAGGATATAAAATGAATAAAGAACAAACTATTATTAAAAAAGATACTTCTGAAAATTGGAATAAAGCAAAAAATTTTATTCCGAAAGAAAATGAAATTATTATATATACTAATTTTAAACCCAATGGTATTAAAATTGGTGATGGTAAAACTAAAATAAATAATCTTCCTTTTGTAAATAATACAGAATATTTTATAGAAGAAGATATTTTAATAATTAATACGAAAGGAGGTAATGAAATTTAATGGCTGACCTTTCAAAATTAAAATTAAATGGTACTATTTATAATTTTAAAGATGCGGAAGCAAGATTAATTTTAGAGACAAAAGCAGACAATACTTTAGCAACTGAAACCGCAGATGGATTATTATCTGCAGATGATAAAAAAATATTAAATAATTTAAATCCAAATATTGAAAAAACAATATCTAATCTTAATGCATCAGAATTTAATGTTATTAATGCTAAATAGAATAATGCATTAGGATTAATTATAGCAGCAGAACCTATCATTTCAGAATAGATTCGTACAATTAATTTATTAGATATAAATATTTATACACCAGGTTATTATATTGGATCTAATGGACAACTTGCCAATAATGCTAATGATAGAGTAGGAGATTTTATTCCAGTGTCTCCAGGAGATACTATATATTATACAGGTCATGTTGGACCAACTAATTCATCAAGCATTAACCGTCGTCTTCATGTTTATACTGCTAATCATACTTGGATTAAACAATTAAATTTTGCAGGAAATTTAAAAGTAGGAAATGATTGGAGTGCTTATGGTGTTATTCCTTCTAATGGAGCATATGTAAGAGTATCTTGGGGTGTTGAAGATACTAATGTAATGATTACTGTTGGCGCTCCAGACAAATATTATCCTTATTATATGACACCTTTTACAGCCACAAATTCTGTAGCTTTTAAAATTGGACATACTAATAATCCAGAAGATGCTATAACTTATACATTTAATATACCTGCGGCTGTAGGTAATTTATATGGATTAAAATTTGATCCTATAAAAGGAAAAATATGGAAAATAACAGAACATATAGCATCTTATAATGGAGAAGTTTTACCAGGTCATTGGTTGTCAGATAGAGATTTATATGTTGAAGGTACTACTCCATAGATGGGGGCAGAAGTGGTATACCAATTAGCCAATGAAGATGTAATAGAATATAATTGTACGCCAATGACAATTCCATTATCAGAATATGAAAATTATTTCTTTATAGAAAATGGAATGTTTATAGAATTAAGTTATTATGCGGCAACAGTAGCTATGGATCATTTAACTATCTATTCAGGTATGACTTTTGGAGATGTTAATATATTAGAAACTGATGTAATTAAATGGAATAGAGCTGCAGATTTAATTGATACAAAAGCTGATTTAGTTGGCGCATAGTTAACTGGTAATGTAACAGCTCCAACACTAAGTATTACTGCTAATTCTGACAGAATTGCTACTACAGCTTTTGTTTAGTCATTATTACATACATTAGCTCCATTTGAAGCAACTTCAAAAGCAAGTAAAAACTATGAAGTTGGAGAATATTTAACATATGCAGGTAATTTATATAAAGTTACTGCGGCAATTGCTAAAAATACAAGTTTAACAGTAGGTACTAATATTGAGGTTACAGATATAGTTACTGAATTAAATTCATTACGTTCTTTGATTTAGTCATAAGGGGGATAAAAAGTGAAAAGATAGATTTTTGAAGTTCATAAAAAGATTTTAGGAGCAAGTGTTGGTGGATATGTACCTAATTCATCAGGTTATCCTAAAATATTTGATTCTCATGCAGCAGCCTATGGAGATGATGTTGATGCAGCTTTATTAGCTGCAACTGGAGCATTTGCTACAGCATGGGGAGAAATTTGTACAACTAAAAATAGAGATATGCAAGTTGTTATTTTAATGACAGCAGATGGTTTTATAATAGATAAAAAAGTAATTGGTGCAATTCCAGAAATACCGGAAGGAGATATTGAAGAATAAAATGTAGCAATATGATAAAAATATAAATTATGAAGGTATTAAATATTTTTATGAAGTTGGAGTTTATACAGTTGAAGATGTTATTCAATATGTAGGAAAAATCATAACAAAAGAATAGTTTCATTTTATAACTTCTTATAATTTTGATGGATATTGCGATATAATAAATAAAAAACGGGGATAACTCATTTGAGTTATCCCCTTATTTTTATTTATTAATGTTGTTCAGAATACCTTCAAGGCTAGTTCCTCTCAACAGCTTATTAGTAGTATCAGCAACACTTTCACCATTAGCGATAGAATATGGAGCAAATGCATTAGAAACAGTTTTAATAATTTCAGTATTACTCTGAGCATTAAGAGCAGCAATAAGGTCAGGCTGGATACTTCCCATAATAGATTTCACAGTTTCAGCATACTGCTTCTGTCTAAGTTCCTCAAGCTTGTTCTCTTCACGCTGTCTTGCAATATCAATGTTATTTCTCTGCTGTTCTCTTGCAAGTTCCGCAGTCTGAATTGCATCCAGAAGAGGCTGCAAATCATTCTTAGCCTCTGCTTTAGCCTTTTCTTCAATTTCTGTCTTACGAGCTACTTCAGCATCAATTTCTTTCTGTCGAAGTTCCTTTTCTCGTTTGAGATTCATTTCATTAATTATTTTCTGATTCTCAAACTCAGCAGTCTTTGCTTCAGCAATACTAAGTTCCTCAATTACCTTAATTTTCTCAGTTGCAGCATTGCGCTCAAGCACTTTAGAAATAATCTCTCTCTGATGCTTAATAAGCATTTCTTCAACATCAGAATCAATCTTAATAGAAAGAACTTCGCAATCTACAACTCTCATTCCATTTTCTGGGAAGAAACGACCTTCAGCAGAATTATTAATAGCAACATTACGAATAATTTCACTATAATTCTGATAAAAATCTTCAATAGAATGATTTTTTACTTCAGCCTTCATAAGAGAACGCTGTCTATCACAAAGATGCTTTACATAATTATCTACATCAAACCATTTATCTGTCTGATTTTCATCAAAATTAATGGAATAAGAAACTTTTACAACACATTTTACAAAATCTTCAGTTTCTACATTAATTAAATCACTAACACGATTATTTTTATAACGAAGATAAACTGTCTTAAGTAGATGGTCTGTAGTCTTTGGTTTTCCAGTAGAGAAAGCAAGCTCTTCTAGGGTCTGGTCATAATCAAGAAGAATAGTCTGCGGGCCGCAAACAACCTTTCTGCCACCATCCTTAGAAATTACATTTACAGCATATCCAGTCCAAACATCTACAGAAACAACACCCTCATACTTTGTGTCAAGAGTAATAGTTCTTGGCTTAGTATAAGAAGTTCCTCTCGAAATAGTTGCATTAGTTTCAAGATATGCATAATTAGCGCTATCTACTGTTGCCATAGCATTAGCGCTAAGACCTTTTGTATTAAGAGATTTTTCAATAGTCTTCTCATTAAGAGAAGTATTATACATAAGTGCTTCTGTATTACCAGGATACCACAGTTCACACTGTTTAGCACTTAGCTTTCTTTTAACTACCACTTCATGACGTGGGTCAGGAAGATACATCACAGGACCTTTAACAGTTTTGATTTCTCCAGTAAGACGATTCATAATATAACGTCCTTCGCCTTCTGGAATGGCAATTGCATGATGCATAAATTTGCCATCATAAGAAATCAAAGTATGCTCAGGTCTAGGATAATAAATCATCTGGTCATTGCCTGTGATAAAAAGCTCTTCTCCAACAGGATGCTCAGTACCATCATCATCTTTATAAGCAGCAATAACCTTAACATAAATACCAGAAATAGGAGAAAGCTCAATAGCTCGATATACTGCACCACCCTTAGCAGTTTTCACAAAACTTTCAGTCGGCTCTGGGAAAACAACTGCTGGACCATGTACATATCTCTTATTTCCATCTTCATCTTTAAGGATACAATATTCAAGACGCTCAAGAGTTACTGCATCACGAACATATCCTTCAGAACAATCATTATGAATAGGGATAATTTCAATTCCAGTAGGTGGAATATAGAAAGATACCTCAGTTCCCTTAATAACAAGAATCTGCCCATTTACATAGGAAGTTTCTTTTCCTTCAATCTTCTTTCCATCCGAATCAAAGATTTCACCCTGGTTTGCATTTGCGGCGTGTGCTTCATAAACTCTACCAAGAAGATACTGGTTAGATCTAAGGGTATGTCCCTTAATAACCTTTGCCATCTGTCCCGGCCAGAGGGAGAAAGAACACGGACCATTAATATTAATTTTCTGACCAATTTTTAGTTCTTTTGTTAGAGTAGCTTTTCCCTCTTCGGGATGTACATTATCCTTATCAGGATTTTTTAGAACAATATACCAGTTTTCAGGAGCGGAGCAAAAAAGTTTCTTAGCTTTATTAAAATCAGTAGTTTCTCTAAACTGTTTCGAATTTTCATCAAAATATACTAGACTTTCCTGCTGGCTAATAGTCAACATAATAGGACCTGTATAGGTCTTAATCTGACCATTGGTAAGACTCTGAACATAAACGTATTCATTTGTTGCCAGCACCAAGTCTTTCTGTCGCGTATTATTATTATATTCTCTATCGTCGTATCCCATATATATTATTTTTATCCTTTTTTATAGAAAAATATAGGGCAATTATAAAAATTGCCCTATATTTTATTGCTAAGTTACTTTACGCAAGCGTAACGCTCACTATTAAGCTTGTCCATCATAAGATCCCAAGCGGTAAGTCCCTTCATGATCTGCTCATAAAGAACAGCGCTCATTCCAGAGACATAGTTTACGTTACCGTCATCCTTCATAGGAATATTGTTTGAACGAGCATCAACATTCCAGAAAGTTAGACGCGGCATCTTGTAGCCGTACTTTGCCCACTTGCGCTTCATCGTTTCAAAAAGAGTTTCCTTATTCTGAATACGATGACCACCACCCCATCTATCATAGGATACAGGTCCGGAAGTTACACAACTATCAAATTCCATATCAGAAATGACAATCAGGTTTTCCGGAATCTCATCTTGAGAACAATGGTAACGAAGTGCAGTGTTAAGCATCAGGTCAAAAGCCGCTTCGATGTTGGTGTTTCCACCCCAATCTGCGCGACTAACTCTCTGAACCTTATCACAGAAGTCTACTCCTTCAACCTCAACAAAGGTCGGATTTGCTGAGAAAGTCATAAACTTATTGTGAAACGGACCCTGTGCCTTTTCAGCACAGTACATACCAAGAGAAATAGCTACATTGATAGGAGCAGATGCTTCACTACCGCACATAGAACCTGAAGTATCAACAATAGCCATACCATTAAAGGTAGCATTATTGAAATAATCTGCAAGATTATCCCAATACTTGTTGACCATTAAACGATCTACGTCATCAATAGACTTAGCATTGGTACGATACCAATTGTCACCATAACCCATAACCTTGAAAGCTTCTGCTACACACTCGTACGGATACAGAGTCTTAGCATTAACCTTCGTAGTCTCGTCCTTAGCAAAAGCCTCGTACTTAGCCTTGATAATATCTCTGCGCGCAAACGCATTACGATACTTCAGACCAGCCTTAGACGGAATCTTGTCAAACTCAATCTCATCCCAGCGGTTTTCAGACATAAGTCTTTCAAGCACATTAATGCGCTCGCGGAGAATAGACAGAGTCTTTCTGTACTGCTTATGAGTCATGCCCAGAAACTCACGGGTCATGTTACCCAGCTTGCGGGATTCCGCACTTGAGGTGTTTTCAGACTTCAGCCACTTTGCAAGCAGAGACGGAGTCTTGCAAGCAACGTCCAGTGAAAGCTGGTCGCGAATAATCTGAAAAGCATCCTTTTCAAGACGAGTTCCAACAAAAGCGTAAAGGTCATCCCAACGACCAAACTCACTGACATTAATCAGATTTCTCTTCATAGCATCAGTATAATGGTCTGCTGCCCAATGCAGGCAGGTACGGAAAAATCTACGCTCACCCTGACCACCGCGCACATCACGCAGATAAAACAGGCACTTCAGAGCATAAACAGGATTCTCTTCATAAGCGTTCTTAAAAAGAAGAATCACATCTTCATCACTTCTGGAACGATATGCGCCACCAAGAGCAAACATATCAAGCAGCTTAGTGCCAGTTGAAGTTCTCTTAATAGCACCATTCTCAGTAAAACCAAAATTGTTTTCGTTCTGAAGTCCTGCAATAAACTTATTCATAATAATTTGTTCTCCTTTTTCTCATTGACTCCTCTTGGATCAAGAGGAAAATTAATTGTTTATTTATTTCTTAATTCTTATAAATATATTATAATAAAAATTTTTTAAAAAATCAATTAAAATATTTTGATATTGGAAAATTATCAAAATAAACTGAAATACCATTATTAATTAAATATGGAATTTGATGAGTAGTATATTTAGGAGTATTAAAAGCACTTCCTTTTAATAAATAAATATATGAAGCTCCATTTAATCCTAATTTTTCAGCGCAAATATCATAAATAAGTTTTTTATAAGGTCCAGTTTGAATTTTTTCATCGACAGAGCCACTTACACTTTGATATTTTTTTTCAATTATATATAAATGATTTTTATAAATAAATCCTTCATCTGGTAAATATCTTTTTCCAAAATATTCTGTCATATCAAAGCCATATTCTTTCATTAGTTTTGGAAATTCATATTTACTACAAAATATTATTTTTGATATATCAATATTAGCTTTTTCTAAATTTGTTTTTAAATCTGTCTCAATTTCAAAAAAAAGTCCTGTTTGAGTATTTGCTCCACCAAATCCATTTGTTATCATAGTTATTCTCTTTCTAACTCTTCTATAATTAAATCTTTTGGTAAAAAATCTTTACATAAATAACAAGAACCAAAAGAAACTCCTTGCTATGTTTGAGTCATACTTGAATCTCTATAATAATTAATTCTTTTATCAAATCCCAAATATTGAATATTTTTCATATAAGGAAAACGAGATTGTCCTTGCAATGTTGGTATTGGTAATAACATTGCATAAGGTTTATTTAATTCGGAAAGTCTTTTTAAAATATCATCTTTACATGAAAAAGGTGGATTTGAAATAATTAAATCATAATTTTCTTTTGGCTCATAAAAAAAGAAATTTTCTCCAGAGTCAATATGTGTAAAAATAATTTTTACATTATTTATTTTAGATAAAACTTCTACATATTTACTATTAGACGTATCAAAAGGACACCAAATAGTAAGATTCTATTTATTATGTCTATTTCGATAATCTTCAATATATTTTATAAGTGGTTTTACAGCATAAGCAGGAGTAAAAGTCTCATCTGATGCTTTATCTGTTTTTGCTGTCAAATATCCTGTATTTAAAGGCATTTTATTTCTCCTTTTTAACAATTATTATATATATCTTATTAAGGCGCCTATGGGTCATGATCCCATACCTGAGGTTTTGCAGACCCCCATCCATCCATTAGACGAAAGCGCCAATCGGGGAGAATAAAATCTCCCTTTTATTTTTTTAGAAAAAATTATCAAAAAAATGAGTAAAAGAATTAAATGGATTAAGATTTCCAGTATGAAGGGTCATATGAAAACTACCATAATCTTTTACAAAAGCAGAAAGAAGTTCTTGATAATGTCTATCTGCGCCAAGAACTGCTTTATAAGCATCTTCAACTTCTGTGGCACGAGCTTTACGCTCTGCAGCAAGTTTTTCTTCTTTAGCTTTCTTTTCAGCAAGAGCTTTTTCTTTTTCTGCCTACTGTTTTGCAACCATTTCATCAAATGCCTTCTCTGCAGCGAGACACTCTTCTACTGTTGCATATTCTTTGTTTGTTTTGTCACTTAAAATTTTCATTGTAAAATTCCTACCTTTCACAATTATTTTTTTGCAATAATCTACTCTTATATTGCAAATTATCCAGGTAAGGATCTGCACCTTACATGACGACCTATTATTTTAAGCTCCCCTTCCAACATTGTCTCTCGTATGCATCCGAGTGTCGCCCATGGGAGATAGCGTCTACCTATTCCGCCACTGGATAAATCGGAATGGCGGGAATCGAACCCGCATCACAAGTAAGTGATGAACTCCTTGTTGTTTACCATCAAAGCTTTACCTTTAAGCTACATTCCGAAATGCGACTTTGTGGTAATCAGTCGCACCTCCACAGATTTTGTTACCACTTTTGTTCTGCGGAAAACCGATATACAGTGTTTGCAATACTTGAATACCGACATATTATGCGGGCAAGGATTTGCACCATGCATGGCGTACAACGAAGTCCCCTGCGCTATACTATTGCCTTTCACGTCTACCTATTCCGCCACCGCATAAGTGGCTGGACCCAGGATTGAACTGGGGACATACGGATTTTCAGTCCGCCGCTCTACCAACTGAGCTATCCAGCCAAAAGTGCATTCAGAGAGATTCGAACTCTCGCGCTACCGCTTAAGAGGCGGTTGCTCTGCCGCTGAGCTACGAATGCATAGTGCGCGTGGCGGGATTCGAACCCGCGATAAGCTAATTTGCTTGACGGATTAAAAGTCCGTTGCCCTAGCCTCTAGGCGACACGCGCATATTTTATTTATTCTGCATGAAGATATGAAAAGAAATTTAGCATAATCATTTCATCTTCTTTATTACCACAAAAAAGCTCATATTCATCACCATGCTCTTTAAGTAATTCGCCAACAGCAATATATCTACTAAGAGTGGATTTAAGATTTAGCATTTCAGAACCATCATTTTTAAGTAAAATTACTGATCCAGTGCATTTATTAACACTTTCCCAAAATTTATTAACATCATCAATCTTTTTTAATAATCTCATATTTTTTAATCTCCTAAAATGAAAAAAATGGGAAGATAAACTAAGTCTATCTTCCCTAAAAAATGTATCAAAAATAGAGAAAAGATGACTTTTCTTATGTAATAATCACGATATTCTATTTAAAAGATTTACAAGACATCATCATTTTTAATTCTCCTATTTTTGAATTAATAAAATATGCTGGTTAACGCAACTTACTTATCTATCTTGGCGGAGTCTTAATTACGAGAGCCACTCCCCAACATAAATTTTCAATTACCCAGCATATTTTTCCTTCACAAATATCCCAAAATTTGTTTTAAGGTTAAACTTTTAGAAAAGGAAAGGTTTGCTGTGAGGCTCTCAAGTTTCCTATAATGATGGTAATAGCAATTAAGTCTATTCCATCAGAGCGGGTAACGGGAATCGAACCCGTATCCTTAGCTTGGAAGGCTAATATATTAACCATTATACGACACCCGCAAAAAACGAGTATTTTTATTTAATGTTGAAAATACTCTAAAACAACTAACACAGAGGGACTTTTTAAAGAGGGAAAGAAAGTATTTCTTAACTTTCTATATATATTATACAAAAAATTTTTTAAAAAATCAAATTATTTTCTTTTATAGCATTTATACCAAGACCAATATTCTTTGTCTTTATCTGGAAAAGGATAATATTGATATCCCCAAGCATACCAAGACTGTACTTCATGTTGCCAATAAGATTCCCAATCATATAACCATCCATAATCGCATATATCCCAAGATTCATGTACTTTTTTAAAATCACCAAATTTTAATACATTTTCATGATTTTTTAAATACATTCTAACTTTAGAATTAGCAATTCTTTTTTTCCATTTTCCTTTATTATCTCCAGCATATGCGTGCTTTTTATATGAGCGCGACATATAACCATCTCCTTTAATAATTATTTTTAATAGGATAAGATAATTCAGTTAGGTTATATCCATTTTTTTGAAACCATTTATGAAGGACTTCTCTTTCGCTACATTTGTTAGAAGGTACTTCATATACAATTAGCACTACGATAGGTTCTTCTATAAATCCGTCATTTTCCTTGACTCGATTTCCTAATCGTTCCAAATTTAATAGAATATCTTGAAAATTTAATGAATCATAATATCGTGCAAGTTCAGTCATAAAACCGCACTTACTTGGGTCTTTAGTGACTAAAGAACAAGCCTCGCCGCATCGATTATTTTCAACATATCTTTCTTCTGGAAAATTAAGAATATTTGCTCTTAAACCATTCCATATTCCTCGTTTATCTTTAAAAATATAATCATATGAACCAGTAAAATCATGAAACCATTTTGGGTCCCATTTTGCTGTTGATACAGGAATCATATATGGTTTAAAATTTCTAATTTGATAAAAATAAGAAGTATAAATCTTCATAGTGGGGAAAATAGGATTCGAACCTACATGTACGTGCTTCCAATGCAAAAGATGATTGCTGACATTGAATATTTCTACCCAACCTATTACGCGCCTCTACCATTTGGGCTATTTCCCCTTAGTGCGGGTAGCCGGACTTGAACCGGCACGGATTAACTCCGAGGGATTTTCCTGCCACTCTATGTTTCCATAGCCGATATAAAATCGTTGTGGTCTGGACTATGTTTTCACCTTATCATATTATATGACTTAGGTGGATGGTCTATAGTCTCTACACATTTATTTTTGGGTTTTTATATTTTTACCTCTATAAGTATTTGTTAAAGCATGACAATTTGGACAAAGATAATGTAAATTTTCAATTCTATTATCTTTATTATCTCCATTTTTATGATCTATTTCTAAAGAAATAATACCATTTTGCCAATGTCCATCACAACCGCAGTTTTCACAAATATAAGGTAATATTTTATGTCTTTCAACATATCCTCTTAAAACTTTTTGTGTTACTGGACTATTTTTAACAAATACTTCATCTAAAGAATATTTTTCTGTACTAACAATTCTATTATCCTACTCTTTAGTTTTACCTTTATTCCAAAGCTAACCTGTAAAATGTGAAATATCTATATTAAATTCTTCAATTTTTTTCTTTAAGGTTGCTTGATTTCCACCAGCCTATTTTCGACCAGCTTTTCGTAAAACTTCAGCTAAAGAATAACTTTCTTTGCAAAGTTCAGTTAACCATTCTTTATCATATTTTCTTAATGCCATAATAAATTCCTCCAAAAACTTTTTTCTTTCATAAAAATATGGAAGACGTTTTTGATAAATTATTACGGTCTACCCAAAAAATTTAGCTCGGCGTTCTCTTAGCCTTTCGCCGAATTAGCCACCTTCACTTATAATATTTCTATTATAAGGCTCTGAACTTTTATGTTGCTAAGATAAAAGTCCCTTGTGTCTGCCTATTCCACCATACCCGCATAAAATTTTCTACAAGACAGCTTATTTGATTATTATAACTGGATTCGAACCAGTAAGAAAAACGTGGAGGGTTTTTTGTATATCCTAATACTATTTATCAAGTAAGATTAAAATTTGCTGTATCTGTCTTTACTTAAATTATGCACATTCTTTTAATTCATCATTCATTTCTTCATATCTTTTTAAATCTTTAATAGAGTAGTTATATCCTTTATGTCGTCCTTTTTCACTACCAAAAGCCATTCCTTTGGTTTTCATTGAACACATAGGACAAGAACAATGGATTTTATTTTTACTATATTGATGAAGATTATCATAAAATCCATATCCATGATTAATTTCCTTGCAAATCTTCATCTTACGAATTGCTTTTGTCCAATCATTATGACGTCGTTCTGCACTTGTTTTATACATAGGCAAAACCTCCTACAATATTAAGTTTTATGAAAGCTATGATGCCAGCCCCACTGGGACTCGAACCCAGACATGCACCTTCAGAGGGTTTACGGTTTTAGAGACCGCTGTGCTTACCTTTACACTATGGGGCAATATTACAATCTCCAAGACGCGTAATTTTGTTGGAATTGAACCAACTGATTTTGTTTTACAGACAAAATTTTTAACCAAAAGAAAAAATTGCTGTATGCGTCTTTATTTTAGGCTTGAACTTCAACAGACACTTTTACCTTAGCTACATCATGCTCTCCCATTCCATGACCTTCTGTTGTAATATATGGAGTTACTGTTACTTTTTCAATATTTACTGAAAATCTTTCTGCAATAAATTCTCGAATATCATTTTCATCTAAAAAGATTAAATGTTTCATATTTTTTCCTTTTATGTATGAACGACGTGTGAGGGACTCGAACCCCCAAGCCGCTCATCACGAACCAACGGTTTTCAAGACCGCTTCCTCATCCAGCCGGATACACGCCATATAGAATCTATATTACATAGATTCTGTCAAAGCTTCAAGATTACTCTTAGCCATAGTCTGTGCGGAAATAGCATCATTATAATAATCACTCATACGCACATAATAATCTCTTGCTTCATCAAGAATTCTCTGAGCTTCAACAACCTTGCTCTGCGCTCTCTTAGCTCTCTTCTCTGCAACCTTCATATCACAACGAGCCTTTGCAAGATTCTTTCCTCTATCAATATCAAAATCATCTCTCGGATCTGCCTTTGCAACTCCTCGAACAGTCTTTCCTGCATAAGTTGAAACTACAATAACACGCCGGCTCTTTTCATCAGTAAAATACTTATATCTTCCCATAACTAACATCCTTTCTTAACTTTATATATATATTATAATAAAAATTTTTATAAAAATCAACAAAAGAGTGGTTGACGGGGAACGATCCCGCAATCCTGACTTTGGCAAAGTCAAATGTTAACCAATTACACTACAACCACATAAAAGAGCCCCCCATGGGATTCGAACCCACAACCTAGTGCTTACAAGGCACTTGCGCTACCTATTGCGCCAAGAGGGCATATATAAAAAGGCTGGTTTTTCAAATTTCCACTTAGCAACAGCGTTATACGAACTAGCTTCCTCAAAAAAGCACCTCAGTCTGTCGTTGCACCTTTTATATTAAAAAATTCTAAAAGTATTTTTTATTTTGATTTTCGGAGCACATGACCCCGAGCGGCGCG